ACCGTAGAGCTTAAAGAGATGTTAGTAGAAGTTAAAACATAACTATTTAAGCTGCTCGTTACATAGTATCCAAGGGTAGCATCCCAAGCAATTGTATCCCCACTTTGAGTTGGATTAGCCCCAACATCATGGAGGTCTTGTAAGTCGTAACCTTCCTTTACCGTTACTCCATAGCTGATTTGATTGCTTCCACTAGCTAGGAATATTCCGACGGTAGCCGTATGCTTTCCTGGTCCAGGAGGAGTATTTGTAATTTTGCCTAAAGTATCCGATATGTAAAGTGTATCACCTTCCGTAAGGCTTACGCCAGTTTTTACAACATCAGAAATTGTGGCATTCTTTATTAATCCATGCTTTATTAGATAACCATCTGCACCGTTAGCTATGTCCTTTAGACATACTCCAATTGTAAATGGATCTAGCACAGTATCATCTAACAGCCCGATAGTACCTCTGAATGCGCCCGTAGCCGCACCAGAGACGTAAGCTACTTGCCCTTTGTATACTGTGGTCCCTGTATTATTTCTTACTGGAATAAGCTCATCAATACCTAGATTTATTCTAGTGTCATTATCACCTTGAATTCCTAGTGTGCCGTAATCATCATCCCATCTTATTAAACCTTCAAGGTTAGTCTCTGGGAACAGGTCAATTCCGCCGGTTTCATTGGCAGCATTTGAGAAAACTTCTAATGTGCTAGTAGAGTTATTTATTCTAATTCCAGGGTTTGCAGAAAGGGCTGTTCCTGGATTTCCAACGAATACGACAGCAGAAGATTGTGAAGGTACAGTAATTCCTCCCCCTGCTAGCCAAGCTGATTCATTGGCTGCAATGTAAGAGGATAAAGCTATCGTAGAAGTTTCTATGTTAGAAACTAGAGAGCTTAGTATGAAATTTGTAGATGTTAAAACATACGAAGTTAACTGACCAGTAGTTGCATATTGTTGAAGTGATGCTGTGGTAGCGTAAGCTGTAATCTCAGTGTTATCAATAAAGTTGTTGCTTACCCATGAGGATAGAGCATATGCCGAACTTAGTGATCCTGAAGTAAAGTGTATTGAACCATCTTCAATATGCCCAGTAACTGTTGAACTTAAAGAACTATTTACAGATGTTAAAACGTATGAATTTAGCTGCCCAGTTGTAGCATATTGTGATAAAGAAGCTGTCGTAGCATATCCAATAATTTCCGTATTATCAATGAAATTATCACTGACCCAAGAGGACAAGGCATATGCAGAACTCAATGATCCTGAAGTGAAGTGGATCGTTCCGTCAGCTATGTGACCTGTTACAATAGAGCTTAAGGAGAGGTTAGTGGAAGTTAAGACATATGAATTTAACTGTCCGGTCGTAGCATAATTTACCCTAGCATAGGATGTTGTTTCATATTGTTGTAATGAAGCTGTGGTAGCATATGCAGTTATTTCAGTATTGTCAATAAAGTTATCACTTACCCAAGAAGATAAAGCGTAAGCTGAACTTAAGGATCCTGATGTAAAGTGTATTGAATTATCTGAAATGTGCCCGGTAACTGTGGAGCTTAGTGAAAGATTTACAGAGGTTAAAACGTATGAATTTAGCTGCCCAGTTGTAGCATAGTTTACTCTAGCGTAGCTAGTCGTTTCAAATATTCCAGTTCCTTGGAAAGAAGTTACGTTTGTGGCAGTGGTTGCAAAATTAGGAAGATTTAAATAATTCGTTGCTGATATGGTAGCAGCACTAGCATTTACTGAGTATATGTTTACAGCGGACAGTAGCTGAGATCCTGCCGTCCAAGTCAGCCCGTTTGCGCCGCCGAAACTACCCCCTCCTGCATTATATTGAATATCATTAGTGGATCCACCTGGGCTGGTGGCCGCTCCTCCCCCAGCTACTGCGGAGGGTTGCCAAGCTGTGCCATTCCAAGTGAGAACTTGATATGTTTGGGGGTTAGTTATTGTCACATCTCTAAGAGAACTTAGAGCTATGGCTCCTGTTAATGCAAAAACACCAGTACCGGCTAATGAAGTTACGTTTACAGAAGTTAATAGATAATTTAGTAATGCTCCGGTCGTGGCATAGGCATTTATTTCAGTGTTATCAATAAAGTTTGTACTAACCCAAGAAGACAGAGCATACGCAGAGCTTAGGGAACCTGAAGTGAAGTGGATCGTTCCATCCGCAATGTGTCCAGTTACAGTAGAGCTTAGAGATAGATTAGTGGAAGTTAAAACGTAGGATTGTAGCTGGCCGGTAGTTGCATAATTAACTCTAGCATAACCAGTTGTTTCAAATGTTGAAGTGCCAGCTAACGAAGTTACGTTTACAGAAGTTAATAAATAATTTGATAAAGTTGCAGTTAAGGCGTAAGGGAGTAATGAGCCTGTCGTAGCGTACTGGGTAATCTCTGTGTTATCAATAAAGTTAGCATTTACCCATGAAGACAAAGCATACGCAGAGCTTAAAGAACCTGAAGTAAAGTGTATTGTTTCGTCATCTATGTGTCCAGTTACGGTAGAACTTAGAGCACTATTTACAGACGTTAAAACGTATGGCGTTAAATCTATAGATGGGATGTCAATAGCTGACGGAACCCAATATGATCCATCCCAAACTAGGCTATCTCCCTGAGATACTGAAGTTACATTAACATCCTGTAAATTTGAACTTAAGAATATATTACTGACCGATAAATTTAATACTTTAAGCCCATCTTCTGGGTTTATACCATACGCAATAATTGTATTGTTTGGGCTGCTGACATTAAGGTTAGTGGAATTTGGACCAGCAAAAATTGTATCCCCAATAGTAACATTATCAATTAAACAATTTATTTCATTAAAACCATAGGGGGGTAGCGGAGTTGGAACAAATTTAAGTCCAAAACTTCCTGCACCTAAATCTACAGACGAATATACAATTGTTTCATTTGCATTAAAGTTTCCGTTTGGAGTAAATACATCTTCTAAATTTATTAATCTATTTAAATCCCAGCTTGGATAAAGTCCACCGTTTCCATCATTAATTAATTTTAGTACTGAGTTTAAACCATTAACATCAGACTCAAGTGTAACCCATTTATTTGTTATATTCTCGCCATCGACGGACGAAGAATAATAAATCATATCTCCATGTTTTGGAAGATTATTAGAACTAACGTCAACATCTAATAAAGCTGAGAGATATGTTGCGCCTGCGCCGCCAGCTAGCCAAGAACCCTCATTAGCTGCAATATAAGCGGACAAAGCTATCGTAGATAATTCAATGTTAGAAACTAAAGAACTTAGAGAATTGTTAGTCGAAGATAGTACAAATACTCCAGTCCCATCCAGTTGAAATACTGAAGTGGCTCCCCCAATTGCAGGAAGATTTACATAATTAGTAGCACTTATTGTAACAGCAGAGAGACTGTTAACAAACAAAGAGCTAGACTCCAGAAGCTTAACTGGAGTGATTGGATTATTCGGATCGCTAAACTGTACTACTACGGGGTATGGAGTAGTACGGGGTCCTGCTGGCATATATTACCTCTTAGTCTTCTGACTTGCCTTTCTTCTTCTTTGGCTTCGCTGGTGGCTCTTCCTCAGCGTCTTCCTCTTCCTCATCTTCTTCGCCATCGTTATGAGAGCCTACGTCAATGTGAACTTCATCTTCTCCCTCGCCAGTGTCTATTGGAGGCATTTCATCCCCGTCTCCATCGCCAAGAGGAGACTCCTCGCCTTCCTCCTCTCCCTCCATTTCTACTTCCTCACCTTCGCCTTCGTCAGCACCCATGTCAGACTTTAGCATAGCGATAAGCTCCTCTAGTTCTCTCATATTGTCAATAAGCTCGTCTTTCTCAACGAACTCGGCTTCGTCCTCGTACCCGTCAAGGTTTCCGCCTTCTTCCCCTTCTTCCTCACCCATCTCTTCGGCGGCTTCTTCACCTTGAACTTCAGCGGCAGCATCTTCGGCGTCCATGGCGGGCATTTCGTCGGCAGCTTCACCATCTTCAGCGGGAAGCATATCCATACCAGCATCTTCACCACCATCAGTCTCGTATTGACCTTCGCCCTCTGGCATTTCAGCAGCCATTCCAGCCGCAGCAGGAGGCATACCTCCCCCAGCAGCAGGGCCAGCACCACCGCCCATACCAGCTTGAATCATCTTAAGAACTTGCCCAATCTTGCCAAGATCATCAGCAACCTTGTCAAAGTTTAAATAGTTCATTAAGCTTGTCTCATGGAGAATAGTATCATACTCGCACTCCTTGAATACTGAATCAAGGAAGTCGGATACGTCGATTGCCTCTACTCCGTTCTTGTTCTTAAGTGACTCGGCAAATTCATACAGGGTCTTCTTGAGAACTGAATTCTTTGGACTTAGCTTGCCAAGGGACTCAAATATTACAATGTGAGTCTTAACAAGAGCGTCAAAGGTTGGAACGTCCGTTAAGTTTTGCACATTCACACCATACTTCTCATTGAGAAGATTGGTGACGTACTCCTTAACTGGCTTCTTAAACTCAAATATCTTAGCAGCAAACTCTTTAACATCTTTAGCTGGGACAGCCTTGGTATCGACAAGGAGATCAAGATTGTTTTCTACTAAGTTTGAAATCTGCTTCTTTGTAGCCATAGCAAAGTATGGAACGTCTACTATGATCTCTGAGAGAAGCTTCATTACATTCTCATCAGACTCATAAATAAATGTTGGGAGCTTCTGGACCTTATCATTTGTAAGCCACACAGTATCAAGCTTCGACTTCGCCTCAACAAGCTCCTTAGTTATTAGCTCGTGCTTGCAAAGGTGATCGTACAGCGTGTGGTTAACTGTAGCTGGAATCTCGTAGTTCTTGGCTTCAGCTAGTGAATCATAAGTAATTTTTGGAGTGTTGAATGACTTTGAAATTACTGATGACAATTTTATTGTATTTCTGATTTCTGGGATATTAATAAATCCAGAAGACTCCTTGAGAAGCTTGACCAGATCGTTCTTCATTTCAACAACGCGAGCAAACTCTTCTGTTGAAACGATCTTAGTGCGCTCATCAAATCTCTCGATCTTAGCAACAAGTCTCTCCTTTACTCTATCAAAGTGAAGTCTTGTCTCCCAAAGACCAAGGATTGAATCAAAGCTCTCTTGAACTTTATCAAGGTCGTTCTCAAGAATATCAGCTAAGAATCCATTAACCTTCTTGTCAACTAACTTAGAATAAACTTCTTTATCTTCAAACAACCGAGCGTCTTCAACGGTAATGTTGTTTAATTTTAAAGCTTTGCCGTCAAACTCGCCACGGATGGCTTGCCCAGACTCACTAAGATAAGTTACAGTGTTATCTTCTACGTTGAAAAGCTCAACATTCTCTCTCAGTGAACGAGCGAGATAATCACCTAGTTTTACTAGGTTTAGGAAAGTCTTATTACGCGACTCAAATAAGTTAGTTAACATAAAAACCTTTTATCAGAAGTATCTAGGGATTTTTAATACTTAAATTTTATTTAATTCCCTTTGAATAGCTAATTCTTTAACAATTTTAATTGCCTCTTCGCTCAACCCTTCACTTAACATTAACTTAGTTAAGTCGGTGTAGTCGGTTTCTTCAGCTTGAGTAGGTGGGGTATTTTCAGCAGGCTCTTGACCGCCAGCTTCCCCAGGTCCAGGGCCAGCCCCCATAGCCCCAGGAGGAGCACCACCGGGGGGCATACCACCAGCCATACCGCCCATCCCAGGAACGGGACCCATTGGAGTACCGGGGGGAAGGTTAGCAGCAATCGCTCCCAAAATTGGGTCCTTAGACTGTTCCTCAAGCTTAGTTTTAATTTCATCTATTTCCTCATCATTCATCTGGTAATAGGTCTTGTAAATATATTCTAATGGGAATATATTAAGACCTTTAACGGCTTGAACTAGACGAGCTTTCTGCTCGTCAATATCCAATTGTCTCTTCGCAGACATATCGGATGGCTCAGGCAGTTTAATCTTTAATTTAGAAACTGATAAAGGTGGGAAACCTTTAACAAGAAGGTGGCGTTTGAGAACCGCTTCTAGACCAATCTCAATACATCTTTGAACACGCAGAATGACTCTAGCAAACTTAACATCGAGTTGGCTTAGGTTTGCTTTTCTTTCTGGAGACTGATCTTTCTCAACAATATAATCTTTTGGAATCTTCAGAGTAGCAAGCAGTTTATCTCTGAAGTACTTAACGTCATCAACCTCACCAAGGTTTTCAGCACCCTTGAGGGTGTCAATCTTAGTGCCAGAACCCTTACCATTGACAGCAACGAAGAAGTCTTCGTCTTGAGCCATTGGATTGAATCTAGCATCAATTTCTCCTGTATTGCGATTGAAGTACTTCTCCTTCTTGAATTTGTTCTTCTGCATTTCAAGATAGTGTTCAGCCTTAGAGGCTGGGAGATTTCCAACGTCAACGTAGAATATTCTTCTCTCGGGCGCGCGTGTCAATCTGTAGATTAACATGGCGTCTTCCATCATTTTTAGTGACTTGTAAATTGAGCGAGCCGCCGCAGCAATCGACTTACCGTATGGGTAATATGTTGGATCAGACGTAAACATTCTAAAGTGTACAATCTGATTCTTGTCTAGAGGCACAACAACTCTTTGACCAGTTGTAGATCCAATCTTTCCAAAGATAGTATTATCGGTCTGCATTGGAATCTCTTGCAAGAAATCTGTAAGAATTCCAAAGTTGTTTTCAATTCTGTAAATATAGTTTGGATCTAGAATTTTTATCTTCTGAACTCCACGCTTGATGTTATCAATATCAACAACAAGTTCTATGAAGCAGTCACCGTACTTGACGGTATTTCTAACGATATCCCAGATGAACGTAGGGAGTGAGATATCTTCAAAGAAAGTCTCAGCCTCATCTTTTATTAGCTGATCGTCTGTTTGAACTTCCCAATGAGTTCCGTCAAGGTTTGTTTGAGTTGAATCGTCCGCGTAGATATCAAATGCAGCAGCGACCTCTGGATAGTCATCCATGTCTTCAAACTCTTGGTATCTTCGCTTACGCTCAATCTCCTCTTCGTTTACTGGGATAAGTTGAGTAGCTTTAAATGGGGATATGCTCCCCATAGGCTCTCTTCTAAGTACGGTATCGCCCTCTAGTGGATGTGGCGTTGGAGGCTCTATCGTTAGCGGTGTGGTGCCGTCCTGGTCAATAGCTGGTTGAGGCCGTCCAGTCAGGAACTTAGCAAAGAACTTACCAGTACGCCCAATGGGATAATACCACGAACCGAACCAGCTTGATATACTCCCACGACTGGGATTGAATTGTGTGTAACCTTCGTTTAACTTAGTAGCCATTTAAGATCTTCTTCGTGTATTAAACCGCCAGGAGTTCTAATAACATATTTAGACTGGGAGATGGGCATAATAAATTTATTATCCTCATTTGGTCTATGTTGAATCATAGGTGTGTTGGCTCTTATTTCATTAAAACCATGAATTGCTAACGCCAAAGCCATAATTAAATCGTCATGGCAGTTAACATCTGCCGTATAACGGCCTGATTCGTCAATAATAAAAGTTAAAAGCTCATCTACGGTGCGTTCCGAGTTTAATTTAATTTTATTTAATCTTATTGCCTCATCCATATTAACAAGCATTTGCCGTCTGTTCGCGTCAGCAACTTGAACCCCAGGCTCGTGCTTGTCATCCATGAATAGGTTTTCATACTGTTCAATCTCCTTAATTTGGTAGATTAAGTTGTGTCCAATTAAGTTTCGTTCTGGGATTATGTAAGCGGTATTATACTCGCGTGCGATCTCTACCAACATCCTTGCAAACTCGTTGATTGGTGTGCGGTCAGATCTAAACTCTGCAACTTGCTCTCCGTTGTACAAGTCTATTATTTGCGCCACCGAGGAGTCCAAGCCTCGACCAATAGAAGTATCCACGCCAACAACGTAATCGTGGCTAGGATGAGGAGCATTCCAGATACGAAGACGGTTGTTATAACGTGTTGAATAATTTTCATTTACTTGCTCTTTTAATTGCTTTAATATTTCGCCGTCGATAAATGTATCACCAGTTCCAAGGAATTCTGCCTCGTATTCCTGTAGCCATTCTTTATGGCTAATTGAACCACGGGTTTTAACTTCCCACTCGTCTATATTTACAGGGGGGTCTTGGCTCATCAACTTTTCGTACATCTTCTCGTACCCAGAATGACGGAAATATTGCGGGTGATCTTTCCAGTTGATGTCTATGGCATGGAAAGAGTTTTCTCCGCGCCTAGCCCCAACATATTGTTTGTGGAACCAGTTACCTACACCATTTACTGTAGAAAGAGCTATAACCGAACCACCAGTTGAAATGATTGGGAACGCAGCAGTCCAAATTGTATCAATGTTCTCAATGAACGCAGCCTCGTCAAGAATCAGTAAAGAAGCAGCAGCAGAACGTCCCGACTGCTTTGACGAAGACTTAGATTTAATCTCTGACCCGTTAGCAAATCGCATGGCGTGTGCAGAGTCTTTA